ACAAATTCAAGTGGTATTAAATATACTACTAGAGGGACTGGTAGTGCTAGTGCAGGTAATGCAATTTATGTAAATTCATCTACTGACGCTCTGTATGAAGTAACATCATCTGCTAAATATAAAAAAGATATAGTAGATTTAACAATAGACACTAATAAAATATATAATTTACAACCAAGAAATTTTGCTTGGAAAAATACTAATGATGAAGATTTTGGTCTTATAGCCGAAGAAGTGCAAGAAATATTACCAGAATTAGTAACATATAAAGATGGAGAACCTAATGGTGTTAACTATTCTGGTATTTCTGTATTATTATTAAAAGAACTTAAAAAACTAAAACAAGAGATACAAGAATTAAAGGAGAACAAGTAATGCCAGATATAACAGTATCATTTACAGATGCACAATGGACTAGAATAGTAGCAGCATCATCTCATATAAAAGACGTTTTTGATGGGAGTGGTGATGTTGACGAAGCTTTTTTAGCAACTAAATATAAAAGATGGACTGAAAGCATAGTTAAAAGTTATGAGAAAAAGCAAGCATCAATAGATGACTTCTAATGAAAGCCAAAAACAAGATAGTAAGGTTACGCAATAAGTACCCCTTAATGTCTTCATCCGAGATTAGTAGGAAAGTAAAGGTTAGTCGTGTCTATGTTCATAACATTTTAAAACAAAATAACCTACAAACTAAGGTTCCAAAACCCCAAAAGGTGGTATACTGTAAAGAGTGTGGGGATATAACCACCGATAAAGGTAGAATACACAAGGGAGAATGTACTTTTAACTCAAGATTCATGAGATTGACATGTTCTTGGTGCAAAATACCTTTTTATAGAAGAAAAACGATAGTAAAAGTAAGGATTAGGAATAAATTAAAGAATATTTATTGTTCATACAAGTGTTATGCCGAATACAGACGATACAATGCAAATAAACGATGAGTTAATTGAAAAATGGGAGCCTAAAATCTATAAAATGTTGCAAAATGCGTACATTGATGGGTGGGAAAAGGAAGATTTAGTCCAAGAACTTAGATTAACAGTAATTAGGGCAGCAAAAAAGTATAATCCAAACAAAAATGCGTCATTTCACACTTATTTACACACTGCAATGGTAAATACCTTAAGAACTTTACATACAAAGTCTACTAAAAAGGTACAGACAGTTAGTATGGATAGAAATAACTCATCTGGTCACGCAGATAATGATGATTTTACATTAAAAGATTTATTACCTAGTGAAGATAATCACATAGATGAAATTAGGTTAGACCATTTTTTAAATTCTTTAGGCTTAGAAAAAAGTGAAAAAGAGTTCTTGACAATGAAGTATAAAAATTATACTATGGAACGTATACAAGATAATTTGACTGATACTTCGATATATAAAGTCAAGAAATCTTTAAGAAATAAGTATAAAGAAGGAGAATAGTTGGAAAATTTTAATTTCATAGAGTCGGGACTCATATTTGGATTATGTGAGTCAAACAATTACAAAGCTTTTACGCATCCTGTAAAAGACTTTGCTAATCATGGAGAAGCATACAAATTTATTCAAGAGCATTTAGATGAATACAAAGAGTTCCCTAAGTGTGAAGTATTATTAGAAAAGTTTCCTCAATTATCAAAGGATGCAAAAGACATAAACTTTCAATATGCATTAGGTGAATTTAAGAAACATGTAATGTATAGAAATATTATCTCTGCATTCTCTGAACAGAAACCAATACTGAGAGAAGACCCAAAGAAAGCTTTATCATTAATTATGGATGGCTTACATGATGTAGAAATATTACATGATGCTGATGTGGTTCAGTATGATTCAGGTGAGTTAGATAGATTTGAGGTATGGAAAGAAAAAAATGCAAAGAGAGAGTTAGGCGATGGCATGATTGGTATCCCTACTCCATTTAATGTTATAAACTCAACAGGTATGGGATGGCAACCGGGAGACTTAATTACTGCATATGCTAGACCGACTGTAGGTAAGACTTGGTTATGTTGTAAGATAGCAGCAATAGCAGTCGAGAAAGGATTTAAGACATTATTAGTATCTACAGAAATGACTAGAGCTTCTATAAATCTAAGGATGGATGTTATATTAGGTCAGATGAGAGGTTTTAATCTATCACATTCTGCGATACGAAACGGTAATGAAATAGATGAGAGTGAATATAAAAGGTTTCTAACCGAGACTGATTCTAAGAACTTATTGATATGTGACCATATTAGTGGGGAAGATAGTATATCTCTACCTAGTATAAACAATTTAGTTAGGAAATACTCTCCTGACCTATTAGTTATAGATGGTGTATACTTAATATCTCAAGATAGTAATAAAGCTGCATGGGAGCAATCACATTCATTGTTTTATGGACTAAAGAATTTAGCACTATCTACTAACACGGCGATAATGGCATCAACTCAAGCCACTAGAGATGCAGCTGACATGTATGTGCCACCTGCTCCTAGTCAAGTGGCATTTGGTGATGCATTGATTAGAGCATCAGATGTGGCAGTATCTATGTCAATGATGAAAGATGATTTAGATATGCCGATAGCAGATAAAAGACAAATACAATTTCAAAAATATAGAGATGGAGATTTAGCATTTAATGATTTTGATTTTATATGGAGGGTAAACAATGGACACATTGAGCAAGCTAATGCATAAATATAAAGACCAAGCTTTTTTACAACTAAGGTGTGGTAAATGTAGTGCTAATGGTAAACTTAAAACTGGATTGACAGTGAGAGTACCGATATTAAAGTCAGATGGCACAGCAAAAGTTAAAATATTGGGGATAATAAAAGATGACCCATCATGTATAAAATGTGGGACTACATTTCCAGAAGGATATAGACAAGTAAAAGATGATATCATATACAGGATTAGACCAACAAAAACAAAATATGATAGATTGGACTGAAATCTTACACAAGATTGGTGTAGATGTACCATTAGGTGCAGAGCAGTTTAATATAGAGTGTCCGTTTCATACGGATGATAAACCATCATTAGCCATAAATACTGAAAAAGGTGTATGGATATGCTTTGCTGGTTGTGGTCAAGGTAGTTTAAAAAGTTTCATTAGGAAACGTATGGGATGGAGTGCTCGTAAAATAATAGACTTTTTGGTAGAGAACTCAGAGGGTTACGACCCTGCAAAAATGTTTGAGATAGATACTCCCGCTCCTCTTGGACTACCCGCACTTGAAGAAAAAGTATTTCCATATAAACAATATGTAGTGCCTAAATGGATATTTGATAGAGGGTTTGATAAGTTTACATTAAATAGATGGGGGTGTGGCATAACACCTAGTAATGGATTAGTAATCCCAGCTCATGATAAAGATGCAAAACTAGTTGGGTGGATAATTAGAAGAGAGTTTGGGGTACCAAAGTATGTATACGCCAAAGGATTTAAGAAGTCTCATATACTATTTGGGCAACCATTAGTGGATACATCTAATGCAGTATGTATAACTGAAGGAGCATTGGATGCAATGTGGTTAAATCAACTAGGATATCAAGCAGTTGCTTTGCTAGGTATGCAAATGTCTAAAATTCAAGAGGACTTAATATTACAATTACCATCTAAAGAAATTATATTATGTTTAGATAATGACCAAGCAGGCGAAAAAGGTAGAGATTATATCTTGACAAGACTAGGAGGTCGTGTTAATATATCTTATCTAAAGCTTCCTACAGGATATAAAGATGTACAAGAAGTTAAAAACTATGATACAATAAAAGAAACAATAGAAAACCGGAGAATCTGGTAAAGGAGAAAAGATGGCAGGAATAGCCGACATACAAAATAGATATGAGAGTTATCAAAAGAATAGAAACTCTGTATCAAACAATAGCTTAGGCAGGGAACTGTTCTTGAAACAAGATGGTGACCAAGCCTTCATAAAATCAATAGCAACAGGAACACCTGAAGACCCTTATCTAGCAGAGATTAGATTACATACTTTCAGAGAAGATGGAAGATGGCAGTCTGTTCTACATACTGAAGAAGGACCTGCAGATGAAGTTCCAGAAGGAAGTGTACCTTCAAGAAAGTTTGCTTTATGGGCATATGTATCAGAGGTCGTACACCCTGAGAAACCAAACTTAGGACTCGCAGGAGACTTAGATTGGGAAGAACGCACATTACCATCAGGTAAAGTGGTGTTCGTAGAGCCTATAAACGATTTTAGAATTATTACTCTAAGCTTCGGAAGAGGCAGATACCTATGGAATGAACTTGTTGACATATACAATGATTGGCAAGGACTAGATAAAGGTGTTCTTAGAATAAAAAGAAATGGTTTGAGTACTGATACTACTTATACCATTACAACTGTTTCTGATAAGAGTATTGAAATACCGGAAGATAGAATTAAGGAGACATCTGAATTGACTCCTCTTGATGAATATTTTGCCAATAGATATGGTAAAAAATTCGTACCATCTTCTAACAACAATACATCTACGGAAACACCTAAAGATGCAGTATCTACAAAGTCTGAATCATCAGATGATGTAGAGATGCCTTTTTAGTAACCTCCTCTCAATTTCCTCCCTAAGTTTGACTCATCTTAGGGAGGATTAATAATTATGGACTCATTAATAGTAAATACAGATAATTTTAAAGATACACTTAGTTCACTTAAGAATAACTATAGTGGTATACACACTTGGATAATAGACGTAGAAACTAATGGTTTAGATGTTTATGAATCTGATATTAAATTATGTGGTATAGGACTTACTCCCGTAACGAACCATGAAATATTAGATATTGCACCTACTTATTACTTTCCTGTAAGACACGAGGAAGGGGATAATTTAGAAATGTCGGATATAAATGAGTTGATGAAGTTTTTAAATGATGTATGTCACATACTTATTGGATATAATATTAAATTTGATGCTAAGTTTTTAGAAAAACAGGGCATGGATATCTCTAATATGCAGATGATTGACGTATTAGTTATGGTTAGAATGACTGAAGCAACTACAGTAAACAAATTAAGTTTATTAGATATAACAATAAAAGACTATGGGGAAGTTGCTGGTCAGTATGATTTAGATACAGATAAAATTCTAAAGTCAAACCGCACTGATGGAGTGAGATGGAAGGATAATTACTCGTTAGCACCTGTTGATGTGTTAGGTCCATACTGTATAGAAGATGTTAAATGCACTAAAAGACTATACGTTGATAGATTAGCTAAAATAAAACAAGCAGGAATGACTGATTTACTAAAACTACAATGTAAATTAAGTAAGGCTTTATATGATATGGAAAGCAGGGGAGTTGCTGTAGATAATAAGTATGCACAAACTGCTAATAAAAAAATCCTTACACGATTAAATAAACTAGAGCAACGTATATACGATTTAGGCAAAAGTGAGTTAGGTTTTGATAAGATAGACTTTAAGTTTAATATCAGTAGTCCATCACAGATAGGGGAGATATTTAATAAGATGGGGATACACTCCCCTGTTCAAACTAGCACGGGAGCTGAGGCATGGAATGAAGCTGTCTTAGTTCAAGTCAACCACCCATTAGCAGGATTAATAAGACAATATAGAACACTTAATAAATTTAACTCTACTTACATAGAGCCTTATTTAGAGATGCCCGTATTACATACAGGATTTAAAAACTGGGGCACTGTTACAGGCAGATTGTCATCTAGCAACCCTAACCTACAGAACATACCTAGAGATGTCATATATGTTGCGGATAGAGAATTAGATGATGAGCAACGTAATGAAGTTAAGGGTAGAATATCCGCACTTGTATCAAGTAAAGGTG